CGGCCCGAACAGCAGCAGGGCCATGCAGACGGTCAGCCCGACGGTAACGAGGCTCTTGACCTCGAACAGCTTCAGGATGCGATCTACGATCTTTTCTCTCATGTGCCCTCCATCGCCTCGGCCAGCTTGACCAGTAGCTCATCGCCCCATCGGTAGCTCCACAGGTACTCGATTGTGGTATCGCTCAGACCGGCCTTGGATTTCAATGTGCTCTTGGCTTCTTCCGTAGTCATTGCAGTCTCCTTCTGGTATGCGGGACGGTACGCCCCGACAATGTATCTCTTGTGCCGTCTGCGGCGCATCACGGCCCCACCGTTGGCCTCATTGCCCGTCCCGGTATTCCCGTCTATGGTGGTGATATAAACGCCGTCATAGCTCTCGCAGAGGCCTACGTGCTCCGTCGCCGTGCCGCCGCTGAAATTGAAGAATACAACATCACCGGGCCTGTAGTCCGTGACGGCCTGGCTGCGCTTTTTGTGGTAGCTGTACAGGACCGTGCAGGAGGCCGTCTGGCCCCCGCCGTAGAACAGGCGGGACGCGCACGCCTCCCGGAAGCACCACCACTGGAAGACGACGCACCACGGGTACTGCCGCCCGCTGACCGTCCTGCCGTAGTATTCCTCATTGTATTTCACACGGTTGCTCCCAGCCGGGGACTCGGTGACCCCCAGCTGAGAGCGGGCGACGGAGAGCAGCTTACTGGCCGTCACCGGGCCTGTCCCCGCTGATGGGTCCGGGGTCGGACGCGCCCTCCATCAGCTTGACCATGGCGTCGTAGTCCTTGGCGCGCCACAGGCCGGTCAGGGCCTTGTAGTTGCCCCGCATGGTGCGCAGCCAGGCATTGAGGCCGTCATTGACCGCCTTGCGCTCCTCCTCGGTCATGGCCTTGTAAGCCTTGCCGATCCGATCCCAATCAACCTGATGGGCGATGGGCAGCTCACCCATGGCGTTGACCGCACGGCCCTCCCGGATGTTCTGCATGCACCGGTCTGCGGCGACGCCGAGGTCGCAATTGTTTTTCTCGCCGATTGCAAAGATGGTGGGGGTAAGGGTGTTCCAGTTGATGGTGTTTTTCATGATGATCTTCCTTTCTTATCTTACTTTTCGCCGCCCGCAGGGGCGGCTTTTTGTTTTCATCCCCAGGCACCGTCCACTTTACTCTTAATACCAGTGGCAGGAACCCAAACGCCGTTAACTTTGCTATACATTGCAGTTGATTGATGCCAAACAGAATCGACTTTCACGTAAACCGGAAGTGCTCCGCCGACCTTTATCGCCGTGATACGGATATAGCCATTACCAGTATTTCCGATTGCACTGGTTCCATCGGGACGAGTGATAGTCTCATTTCCAGCAATCGTTTGAGCATCTGCAAGATAATGCTCAGAAGTAAGCAGGCACCCGGAAGGATAATTTACCGCGGTATCGACAGTATAGACATAACCAGAACCGCCGCCATTATATCCTCGACTGGAAGAATCGGTATCGCTATATTTTTTCCAGGCTCCTCCTCCGTACCAGCCGCCGCCTCCTCCACCGGAACCATATTTGTAGTTATTCCCGTCGGTGCTTGCATTTCCGCCTACGCCAAATCCAGCAGATCCGTTTGTAGTCGTCGTCGAGGCGGATTGCGTTGCTGCATACGAGATGCTGGGGCTACCAGACGTTAGTCCCCCTCCATATTTTGTAGTCGCGGCATTAACAGACGCAGAACCACCGCCGCCTCCAGCAACGATCACTCTGGCATAAAGCGAATTTTGACCAATCCTTATGTCGGTGCCTCCGCCGCCGCCTTGTCCATACGTATACGTACCGCCGTAGGCACGGTTTTGCCCGTTTCCGCCTCCGTTGAAACCGCCTGGTACCGTCGTTCTGCTGGACGATATCGTGGCGGGCTGACCACCAACATAGCAATATAGGAGCGTATCGTTTGCTAGCGTAATGGTGCCAACTGAATATCCGCCATAGCCTCCCGGATAGGAAGAATATGACCCGCCCTGCGCTCCCCAGCATTCCAACTGATACTGGCCTTTTGGCAACGTCAAACTAATAGCCTTGCCTTTATACGGGCAATTCAGGATATCCCCGGTAGCAATGCTGGATGGAATGCCCGTAGTTATGTCATATGTGGCCATGTCATCACCTACGTTGCCGCTTCGTATACAATCCAGACATCGCCGTTACCGCCATCAGACGCGGTCGGCTCGGCGGTAGAGATCGTAACGTTGCGTACTTGTTTTGTGGTGTAATTGGTGTTGTTTTGAGCGAAAAGCGCCCCCGTCAGTGTTCCACCTGTAATGGGCAGCCACGATTTTCTGTAATAGGCGTAGGAGTCACTTGACGTCAAAACATAATAGTCTCCGCCATTCGCGCTATGCTGGATCAGGAAGACAAATTGCGTTTCGTCTGTTTCGGAGTTCGGTGCCTGTACACACACGCCGATCGTAGTGCCACTGCGGATAATCGGTATCTGTCCAGCCAGAACAGCAGTCCGCGCTTCGGCGTAAGTGGTGGTACCATACGTGACCGTGAAGATCGCCCCGATATCCTCCCGCACCTGGGCAGGGGTCTTCAGCTGGACGGCGGCGGTGCCGTTTCCGACAAGGTAGGAGCCGGAGGTCAATGATTGTTTTCCAATTCCGCCGCTAGTAACCGGCACAGCACCGAGTATATCATCTGCAGACGTTTTCGGCATCGTATGTATGATCCATGCTGAATGGGGTTCGGAATAAGAGATCAACATCGGAACGGATCTATAAAGCCAATATGTGCTACTTCCACTTGCAGTTCCAGAGCTATCGTCCGCCATTAATCGCTTCAGAGGCTTCTCCCCAAGCCCGTTCAAGTTAAAGGTAGGCGCGTACGTGGTACTGCGCGTGTGCGTAATCAGGATCAGTGTCAACCCATTGTATAATTCCGTAATCCCATTCACAGTAGCCGTATACGCCGCTCCCGTTCCTGCCGTGGTCACTACGGGGATGCCGCCGGTTTTGATGCTGGCGACCAGAGCAGCATAATCCTCCAACCCGGCATCGCCAGGTACCTCCACACCCTGATCTGCTATAGCTGCAGCAAGGCTGGTCTTGGCCGCATTGAGCCGGTCAATTTCGCTTTGTACGCTCATAGCCCACCTCAGATCGCAGCCAGAGCCGTTTCGATATCATTGGTCAGAGCGACCTTGCCTGCACCCGAGTGGTAACCAGCCGGGACCGTGTACTCGGTAATGGTAAGGCCGTCGATTGTCACCGCCAATGCGCCATTGTTCGGCATGGTGCCTGCTACCTGTTTTCCGTCCGGTCCCACGATGATCTTGTTGGCCAGCACGTCCGCAGCCACTGCAGTCACGCCGGATACATCCTGATAGGCGTCCGGGATAGCACCAACCGTCACCTTGGACAAGGCATCATATCCATCGTCTGCTGTCACATCCTGTGCGGACTTGGTAGGAGTAACGGACTTGGTCTGCAGGGTGACGCCCTCGCCGGTATACGCTCCTTCCACGCCCAGCATGGTAACTCCGCTCTTGATGTTGCCCGGAATGATCTTATCCTGTTCCGTGGATGAGATGGCTACCTTTCCGGAGCCGTTATGATATCCGGCTGGGACAGTATACTCCTGGGACTTTGCAGCGATAGATCCGCTGACTGCACCGTTGTTGACAAGGCCGTCGACCGCCGTAACACAGTCCTCCAGGTTGGCGGAGCTCTGTACCAAACCGAGCGCGACCAGCTTGATACGCAGGGTATTCCGCAGATCCTGCAATCTTCTGATTTGGGTTGCAATACTCATAATGTTCTCCCTTCTAGAGCGCTGCAAGCAGCACTTCGATATTGCCGACTTCTACGTGGACTGCCGCCGAGGTGACCGGCTTGGTGTTATCCTGCTCCACCTTATCAGCGGTATCGACGCTCAGTACGCCGCCTTCCACCTTCAGGCCCGGGCCAATTTCGTACTGTATCCCACCGGAGCTTCCGCCAAATGCACCCTTTAGATCCCGGCTGGGCGACACGGCTCCAAGCAGCCCGTCCCCGCTCCCGATCTTGCCAACCAGGTTACTCACGGGTCACATCCCCCTCCAACCTAAACTCGCTGGGCGGGATGATGGTCTTGACTACGCCGGTCTTTGTGGTGAGCTGTACATCGTAGCGGTACGCCATCGCCTGGAGGTCGTTGGTATCCTCGTGGGCAATGCAAAAGACAGCCGCCCCGTCCAGGAAGGTCTCCGCCGTCTTTTTCAGCACCGCCTCGCCGCCTACCCGGAAGGCCACGGTGAGGGTCACCCGGTCCCCCGCCTCAAAGGGGCGCAGGACGCCGTCCTCATCCTCACAGGTGATCGTCAGGGACTCCGTATCGCCCCGGATCATAGTGATGTCAGTACCGTTGATCGTCATGTGCTGCCTCCCATCTGTGTGGCCACCCACGCCAGCATCGCGTCAATCTCCTCGCCGCTGTAATCGCTGGTATAGGAGCCATTGCCCTGCAGGATGTTTTCCAGCGCAGTCACACGCGCATCACAGGACAGGATCACCTCGATCGGGATGTCTGCCGCAGGCTTTGTCCCGTCTGCCGTGACCGTAATGGCCCCGTCGGCTTGCCCTGTGATGCAGGCCAGGGCTGAACGGTACGCAGCCCTCTGCGCTGCTGTGGCGGTCTTTGATGGGCGGATCGCACAATCCAGCGCAGCCACAAGCCCCGTTACCGCTACGGTTTGTGTGTACGGGGCCTCTGTACCCGCCCAGGCTGACGCCTGCAAAGTTGCTTGTATTGCCATAGTCCCACCTCACACTGCAAGAGTACGGCGTCCCCTGGCGAAAAACGGCTTGCCGTTGGCCAGGAAGCGACCGGATTTGATTGCGACAGGGATACGATAATATAGGAGGACACCACCAGGCCCACCTTGCCCGCCGAGTGAGCCTGCACCGCCAGAGCCAGGGGCATTTGCGCCTGGGGTGAGCGATCCATTCGTTCCACCGCCGGTGCCCCCACCGCCGCCGCCACCGTTCCCTCCGTCTCCGCCAGCGCCTATCATTTGCTTCGCGTCCGGTGCGACAGCATCTGCGCCATTTCCTCCGCCGCCGCCCACAAGAGACGATGGGGCGTCCTGCCCAGGCTGTCCATTTGCGCCAGCTGCAGCGCCGCCGCCATATCCGCCATTTGCAGCGCCTGTGCGGGAGCCATTTGCTCCGGGGGTATAATCAGCACCTTTGTAGGTCACTGTGTCGCCGGTAATGAGCTGCGAACCGAGAGCCAGCTTATCAGCGCCAGTCCCCTTCCCGCCCGGAATGCCGGATATACCCGGCTTGGCATATACCTCTCCGTTAATAGGATCGGTGTAACCATCTTCCGGCACTGTACCGCTATCTGAGCTGAGCGTACCAAATGTTGTGGGTTGACCAGGAGATCCAGCCGCACCCGTTTGGCCTCCAGCCCCTCCGTCTGGACAGCTGTATGGGATTGACCCGATCCCGGTCGTATCAATGGTCGCCTGAAATACCTTGCCTGCTGATCCAGGGCCTCCAGGTTCTCCTCCAGCACCGGCGAGGCCGGCCGTCCGATAATAGTAGGTGCCGAGCATGTCCGATGACTCGCCGGTGCTGCCTTTTGTACCAGCTGCACCGGACTGCCCCCCGTTTCCTCCTGCCCCCGGCTCAATCAGCACTGCCGTGACGCTTGTTACCCCATCCGGCACCATCCATACACCGCTGCCGGTCAAAAGCTCCACGTGGTCATAGTACGTTTGGCTCTCCGGCGGCTGCGGCTTGTACCCGACCACACCCTCTTCATCGGCAGCCAGGACGCCGCTCATGGAGATATCCACGTTGGTGAGCATCACATCCACGTACCCGCCGTAAGGATGGGCCGTGCGCACCACATCGCCCGCGTGCTCTCCGGCCCATATTGCCCGCTGGGTAATGGTTTCGGCGTTGGCGTAGTAGCCAGCCAAACGTTCCGCCACACCAACCGAGTTCATTAGGGAGACCAGGTACGCCTCCTTGACGGTCACATCGTTGCCTTCGGTCTCAGATACTGTGCGGACGATGTCCCTCATGTTATGTACATACTTGGTCCCGGTCAGTGTACCCGTGCCCTGGGACAGCCTTGCGTAGTTGCAGTTGCTCTCCAGGATGGCAAACCCGCTGGCCGACAGGCTGTGCATAGGCTCGTCAAAGCGGATGATATCACCCTGACCGGCAGCCCCGGCAAACAGCTCCACCGTCTCCGTGCCCGTCTCCCATTTGTGCTCCGTGACGATCACGCGGGAGACCGGAGTGCCGTAGCCGACAGAGCCGTCGATAAAGCATTTTCCGCTGTCGCGCGCCCAGCTTGGCTCGGCAAACAGGCTGGTCACACGGAGCACTCCGTCGGCGTTGGTCCTGAGGGCCGCTCCGATGGCAAAGAGCACCTGGGACAGGTTGTCCCGCGCGGTCGCCACCGGCAGCCACCCGTACAGCTTGTAGGCCCGGAATACAGTCTTTATCGAGACGGTCACGCCGGTACCGGCTACGATATCCGCCACGACCTCCTCTACCGTCTGGCCGGTATACATCCCGCCGTAGTGCGTCTTGCCAATCAGAAGGCCCATTGCAGACGCCGCCGTGAAATGATAGGTAACTACGCCGGTCCGGGCGACACTCTGGACGTAAAACGTGCCGACGCGCTCATCGCGGTACAGATAGGCCATCTGCGCATTCGGGCTGTAGTTGATCAGGGTTGTGTCGCTGCTCATCACGTCAAACTCCAAGGCGTCCGCCGCCAGGGAATCAGACATGGCCGCAAGCGACAGCAGGCAGTCTCCGGATGTCAGGTGGTAAGCGGCATCCATCGCATCGGAGAACACCTTTCCGGCATACTCTATCCTGTTCCTCATGTGGGCACCCTCTTTGGCTCTATGGCAGTGAAGTTAACGGACAGGCCCGTCCAGCGTGTTATGCCGCCCACCCTGTCCTTCTTCTGGTCCGAGCCGGATGTGACCATCGCTTCGAATTGCATGGTCTCCTGCCCGAACGGGACGGAGATCATATGGCTGTCTACCGGTGCGCTGATTGCCGTGTAAAACGCATCATAGTCGCCCGGGCTCGAAGGGTCCGGCTCTACCTCCATCGAATAGTCGTAGTAGGTTCCCACAATATCACGCGCATATCTGCCTGACATAAGGGTCCCGGCATTGTCCCCGTCATCAATATGGAATGATCGCCGGAGCGTATTGACCTTTACGCGTACTTTGTAGGTGACGCCATCCATCAAAACAGACACAGTTATACCTCCGTCAGCTTCACGCCCTGTCGTTTTGCCTCACCGTCCAGCGAGAACTTAAACTCCCGCATAAAACCGCCGCCCTTATGCAAATAGATATGGAGATCCCCAGTCCCTCCGCGCTCCGCATAAGCGTCAGCCGCCGCCTGCTTGATCGTAGAATATGGGGACACAACCTCCGTTTCCTTCTTGTTGTCCCCAAGCATGGCGAGAAACGGCTGATTAGGAGGTACGACAGCGCCATTTGCGAGACCGGGTACGCCCGACTCAGACCTGATACCCATTGTTTTGTTATAGGCGGCGGCACGCTCCGCTCGTTTATTGGCAGAGTTAATTGCGGCTGTAATTGCCACTATTCCGGCCACGATCCCAGCGGCCGCAATACCGAGCGTCGCGGCGGACTGGAATGCGCCAAGCGCAATCGCTGCCGTAATAGCTGCCGCAGCTATAAGCCCGAGCACAGAGACGATTTTTTCAAACTGGCTCATATCATCCCAAGCACTCATAAGCTGCGTAACAATGGTTAATATTGCGCCGATTGCAAAAAGTACGATTGTACCCTTTGCGCCCAACTTACTGAACACGTCAAGTAATCCGGACATTGCGTTGGATATTTTACTGATAAGAGATAGAGCCGGGCTGATTGCACCAACAACAAGCCCCACTGTAAAAATCATGTTTAACTGCGATTCATCCAGCCCCCTGAACCACTCCATAATTTGCTTCAACCCGTCACCCAAATCTTGCATAACTGGTATAAGCATAGTGGCGATCTCGGTTCCTACGGATGCAAAGGTTCCTGTAGCAGTCGCCTTCAGACTGTCAATCGCGTCATTAAACTCATTCGCACTGTCCAGGGCATCCTGTGACAGGATCAACCCTGCATCTTCCGCCTCTTTCCCAAGCTGCTTAAGGGCATCCGCGCCGCCCAGAATGAGCGGGTTCAGGTCCTGTGCGCTCTTCCCGAATATCTGCATCGCGTAGGCGTCACGCTGAGTCTCGTCGTTCATCCTTCCGAGCGCTTCTATCGCTTGATCGAATACCTCCTGATTATCGCGTAGTACCCCATTCTGATCAACAACAGAAATTCCAAGCGCATCAAAAGCAGCCTTAGCGTCACCCGATCCCTTTTGCGCGTTCGCCATGTTTTTTATAAGCTTCGCCATCGTTCCAGTCAGCGTATCCATCGATACATCGATAATGTCGGTCGCATATTGGAACTTCTGGATCTGTTCCGTAGACAGCCCGGTTTGCTTTGCAAGCGTGTTGATATCATCTGCACTTTTGCCTGCATTAACAGCCATCGCAACGAGGCCTCCGACAGCGCCTCCAGCTGCAACGGATATGCCTTTTGTGGAGGATGCCAATTCAGCCGTCTTATCCGATACAAGCTGAGCTTTTCGGCCCATTTCATCCATCCCGCTGGCACATTTTCGGAACGCATCCTCCGCGTCCTTGGCCTTTTTCTCGCTCTCCGCGAGTTCACGTTGGAGCGCGTCGTACTGGCTCTGGTCCATACGGGCTCCCTTGAACTCATTGTCCAGGTCTTTGACGGCCTGCTGAAGCTCTTTGTGCCGTTTTTTCGTGTCCTGAAGCTTTTTGTTGAAGGCGTCGTACTGCTCGGTGGAGATCTGCCCAGCCTCCAGCTTGGCCTGCATGGACGCGGCGTTGGCCTCCAGGCCCTTCATGGAGGCCGCCACCCCGTCCAGTTCTGCCTTCAGCGGCTCATACTTCTCCTGGTACGCCTGCCCACGCTGGAGCGCCTTGTCCGCGCTCTGGGCGGCCTGGCGCAGTGTGTCCAGCCTCTGGGCCGATGCTTCGGCCGCCTGGGCCAGGAGCCGCTGCTTCTGCTCCAGCAGTTCGGTGTTGCCTGGGTCCAGCTTGAGCAGTCGCTCAACGTCCTTCAAAGACTTCTGGGTGGTGGTGAGCTGCTTATTGGTGCCCGCCAGGGCCTTGTCCAGTTTGGTGGTATCGCCGCCGATCTCGACGGTGATGCCCTTTACCCGATTTGCCATGCGCGCACCTCCTAAAATTTATCAAAGTCTTCCTGCGTAGCCAGCTGCTCATAGTCACACTCATCGTTGCCCGCCTCCACCAGCATGTCGGTGACCATGCCGATGGTGAGCAACTCCAGGTCGCCCATGGGGATACCCAACTGCGCTGCCCTCAAAAGGAACAGCGCAGTGGTCATCTCCCGGTCGACGGGGCGTGTTTTTTTTTACTTTCCACCAGGGTCTGGTTGTTGGCCCGCCAGAGCTCCATCAGCTCCGGAAAGACCGAGTAGATGGAGAAGGTATCGAAGCCGTCCAGCCAGTCCTCCACCGTGCGCTCCTTCATCTCCTGGTCTGCATGCCGGGCCATCAGATAGGCCACGTTCTCAAAGACCTCCAGCAGCTTGGGCGGGATGGGCCCCTGACCCTTCTCCGCCTTGTCCACGGCCTTCTGGATGGCCTTCATATCCTGCATGATGTCCCGGCCGAACTTGATGCGGTACAGCCGGGGGATGGCCGCCGTGGCCCGGAAGGGCACGTCACGGCCGTCGATATGGATCGTCCGCTCCATGGTCAGCCTCCCACGCTGGGCGTCTTCGGCTGCCACACGGCATTGTACCAGTTGCTATATTTCTCGTCCGGGGTGTCCGGCGTGGTCTTGGCCCGGATATTCCCATTTGCTAGGGGCGACGCCGTGAGGGTGATCTTCTCAGTGGTGGGGTCCTTGCTCTTGTTGGTGGTGGAGCCGGTGATGTCGGGCCGGGTGGCCGCGCAGTTGTAGAGCACGTGCCGGACGGCTTTCTGGTCACCGGCGAACTCGAAGAGCAGCGCGTGGGGCTTTGGCTCAGCGGTCACGTTCTCCACCAGGATCTTGTCAGTCTCGTCCTCCTTCTCCCCCAGCACGTCTTTACGGTAGCTGTCCGGGAGCACGGCGATCTCCAGATCGCCGCTGTAGCCGTCGTTGGCGGCAGTGACATAGTAGGCCATGTCGTCGGCGTAGAAGGTACTGGTCTCGCCCTGGGCCTCCATGGACAGGTTCACCGCGCCGGGGATGGGGACAGGGGTCGCAAAGGTGACCTCACCGGCCTCTCCGGCCGTCAGCAGGGCGTAATGGACGTTCTTCAGGCCGAATTTGACCTTGTTCGCTTTGTTCGTGGGCATTGTCACACCTCTTTCTTACTTCCCGAGCTTCGACGTCAGCTCGGCCGTGATCTTCTCCACCTCGTCGTCGATGGACCGGCTGATGAGGTTCTTGCCGCCCCGGGTGCGATCGCCGTACTCCACTACCCAGGTGAGCCAGGGTTTGGCGACGTTATAGACCACCCAGACCTTCTTCCCCCGCCGGGTCTCGCTTTTGCGCCGCCAGCCTCTGGCATAGGCCCCGGTGTCCCTGGGGCTGCGGGCGGTCAGCAACTTCTTCAGGTCGTTGGCGGCATGGGCCAGGATCTCGTCCAGGGACTGCCGGATCTCATCGCCCTCTTCTTCCAGGGCGTCGGCCACGGCGCCCGCCAGCTCGCCGATGGGGATCAGAGCCATGCTAGCCCCTCCTCCGTCTCCACGGCCTGGGCCTCGCACTCCAGCACCTTGTGCTGGCCGCCATCGTCGGTGGCGTCCACCACGTCCACAGGGCCAAGGCCCGCCGCCAGCAGGGCCCGTGCCGCCCTCTCCACCAGGGCCAGGCCGTTCTCCCCCAAGGGGAGGAACAGGTGGACTTGGATCTGGAAGGTGCGCAGCCACGGTCTGTCGTCGCAGAACGCGGTGGGGCCCTCGTCGTACTGGAAGACGAAGCACCGATCCCGATGCAGGGTGTCCACGTCGGGCACCACGGGCAGGCCGAGGGGCTCCAGGGCCCCGATGATGCGCTGGTTCAGGGTCATCTCACCGCCGCCTTTCGCTGGACCTTGACCTCCAGCCAGGTGTGGCGGTCCTCCACATCGTTGACGGAGATCACCTCGTAGGGCCTGGGGTCCTTCCCCCGGTAGATCAGGCAGGTGGTGGTGAGCCTGAGGGTGTACCGCAGGGTGAGGGTGGCCGGCTCGGTCACCCCCGCCTGGCGGGCGGCATAGACCTCGCTGCCCCAGGCGTTGACCCACTTGCACTGCCTGGTGGCCCCGCTGCCGAACACATTGACCGGCTCGGTGACCTCGTAGCCGTCGGCGTCCTTCAGCACCTCGCCGCGCTCGTTCCTTGGCAGGTCGAAGACCATGATCCTGGTGCGCAGCTCTCCCGCCTGGGCGCTCTTAGCCATGGGTCACACCTCCTTCGGCTCGGACAGCTTGAGCTGGGTGAGCATCCGCCGGAAGGCCGGGTTGTCCCCCGCCGTGGCCGTCCTGGCCTCCCGCTGGTCGAAGCCGTCCAGGACCATGCAGTTGACACACAGGTCGTACTGGGCGGCCCTGGGGGTCCCGGCGGGGGGCTGGGAGATCCCAGCCCCCTCCAGGTAACCCACCGCCGCGTCATACAGGCCCTCCAGGGTGGCCAGCTCCTCCGGCGTCGGCTCCTCGATGCGGCAGTAGGCCAGCAGCCTGTCCAGCCGCTCCTCCGTCAAATCCATATTAAACCACTAGGCTCCAGCCGTTGGCCGCAGGCAGATAGAGCCCGGAGGCGACCGCCGCCACGCCGCAGACCACCCCGTCCGCCGCGTCATGACGGAACTTAACAGCTACATACCGCCCATTGAGGGCGCTCACCTTGTACGTCACCACCGCAAGCTGGGGGGCGGTGCCCACGCCGTCGGTGAAGGTAGCCTTGCCGATCTCCTCCGCTCCAGCCCCGCCGCTGTCGCCGGAGGCCAGCAGGGAGACCGTCAGTCCCTTCCCCTTGCCCAGGGCGGCGGCAGACACCAGGAACACAATCTCCTCCACCCCGGACACATCCACATAGGCGGTCGTCTTGTCGGTGGAGGCCGCCACGCTCTGGGGGGCCAGGACGTTCTGAAACGCCAGTGCTTCCGAAATACGCTTCATGCTCTGCTCCTTCCTTACTTGCGGTCTGCCAGCGCCACGAATGGGCTGCGGGCCTTGCTGCTGTTCTTGATGGTCGTGGGCTTGTTAACTTTGGGCGCGCCGTTGCAGCGGAACACCACCCGGAAGCAGTTCTGATCGGTCAGGAACTCCACGTGGATGGACCAGTCCTGCTTGACGGTGCCCTTGGTGAGCAGGATATACATATAGGGGTCGACCAGCAGGAGGTCGCCCTTGGTGCCCAGGGCGGAACAGCTATCCTCAAACAGCACTGGCTTGTTGAGCACCCGCTGGGTGTCGAAGTTGCCCAGGCCGCCCTCGGGGTTCCACAGGAACTTGGCCGCCTCGCCGCTCTGGATAGACAGGTAGGGGAGCTGCTCCTCCAGGTCGGGGTGCATCAGCCACACCAGCCGCTCCCGGCCCCTGGGCATGGCCCTGGCCTGCATCTTGATGGCATTCGCGCCCACGAAGGTGCCAGCCTCCTGGCTGGCCTCCTTGGCCACCTCAATCAGCGCCTTGGAGTGGAGCAGGCCCAGGGGCTTGCCCACGCCGTCGCCGGAGATCACGCCCTCGGTGAGCAGGCGGTCGCCGGCCAGGGCGAAGGAGGGGCCCGCGAAGCTGGACATGAAGGCGGCGTCGCTCAGCATCTCGTCGGTGCAGTAGAGGAAGCCCATCATCTTCTCCAGATCCATCTTCATTTCCCGGAACTGGGGCTTGCTGGCCGCCACCGTGGCCGCCTCGGCGGCCCAGTACATCTGGATGCCGCCGAACACGCTCTTGCTCACGTCGGTCTCGTCGGCGGAGATCCACCGCATGGAGTTGGCCGCGCTGGAGCAGGTGTAGCGGTCCAGCCGGTTGAGCAGGGGGCTCTGATGGACGGCGCTCTCCAGGATCATCCCGGCGAAGTCGGTTTGAATGGCAAAGCCGCCGTCGGCGCCGCTGGCCTCGTTGGCGCCCAGCACCGCGTTGTTCACTCTCTGGAGGCGCTTGTCCTCCACGTGGTTCTTGCGGAAGTTATAGACGGCCTGGAGCTGCTCGCCCAGGGAAGCAAAGGGCTTGTCCTCTCCCTTGCCCCCGTCCTTGGGCTTGCCGCCGTGGAGCACGCCGTCATAGACAGGCTCCGCCTCCTCGTGGCTGGCCTTGGCCAGGGCCTCCAGGCCGCTGATCGAGCGGTTAATCTCCTCCATCTGGTCGGCCAGGGCGGTCGCCTCCGTGAGCTTGTCCTCCACCACTAGGGCGTCGGCCTGGTCCTTCAGCGCCTTCTTTTTGGCCCGGAGCTCGGTAATCTTCTCCATAAAATCCATGCTGTTTCTCCTTTCCGGTTCACTCAATAATTTGCGAGCACCCTGAGCCGTGCCAGGGTACGCTCCGCCTGTTCCTTCCGGGCCGTCCCGGCCCGCTCGGCCGCCACATGGGCCTGGTACTGCTCCCGCATGGCCGCCGTCAGCCGGATACGCCGCCCTGCTCCGGCCACAAAGGCCGCCGGGTCCTCCTCCGGCTCCTGGGCTGTCCCCACAATCTCGTCGATCAGGCCGTACTCCCTGGCCTGGGTGGGGGTGATCCAGATGTCCTTGTCCATGAGGGAGACCAGTTCCTCCCGGGTCTTGCCGCCGCCCCGGGCGGTGTAGACCTCCAGGATGCAGTCCCGGGCGTTGCGCAGGGCCTCGGCTGACCGACGCATAGCCCGGTAATCCCCCTCCGCGCCGCCGGCGGGGTTGTGGTAGCACAAGAGGGCCCCCGGCTCGCTCTGGATCACCTGGCAGCCGGTGGCTACCAGGGTGGCCGCGCTGGCCCCAAGGCCCTGGAACAGCGCGGTGGTCTTGCCGGTATACCGCCGCAGCATGGAGCGGATCTCCAGTCCCACGCTCATGTCGCCCCCGGGCGAGTTGATCAGCAGCGTCACCTCTTCGCCGTCCGCCGCGTCCAGCGCGGCCTGGATGTCCATGGGGGCCGTGATGTCCCTCCATCCCCACCAGCGCAGGATGTCGGCCGAGTCGTTGTCCCACAGCTCGCCTCTCAGGTTTACATCCATCTATTTCTCTCCTTTCAGCACGGCCCCCAGAGAGGCCAGATTCTTGGAAACCAGGAACTCCTGGCCCAGGCCGCCGGGGATGGGTGACTTTTCCTCCAGGGCACGGCATTCGTCCGGGTTGTAAATCGTGTTGCGGACCATCCGCTCATAGAATTGGCTGCGGGTCAGGTCGTCACCCCGTAGGAGTACCGCCACATTGCCCCGCATGTACCAGCCCTCCCCGTCCCGCTTGTCCGGGGGAATGGCCTTATAGCCGTCCTCCTGCTCCCACTGCACCACATAGGGCAGCAGGGTGTCGGTGACGTAGTTCTGCCGCTGCTGGGCGTTGGAGTCATAGCTCTCCTTGCCGGTCTGCAGCATGTGCTTGGGGATGCCAGTAAACCGGGCGATCTCCTCCACCGTGAATGCGCGGCTCTCAATATACTGGGCGTCGCTCTGGGAGAGGCCCAGGGGGGTGAACTTCATGCCGTGGTCCAGCACCGCCACCGCGAAGGCGTCGTCGGAGGCGTAGCCGCGAAACTCGTCCTTAAGCTTCTGCCGGGTGGCCGGCTTGGCGTCGGTGTCCACCTCCAGCACACCGGAAAGGCGGGCCCCGTTCTGATAGAATTTCCGCTCGTACCGCTGTGCCATGGCGTCCATAGCGATGGTCTCCCTAGCCAGCTCCAACAGTCCCCTCCCCCGGGTGCCGTCATAGGTCTCGAAAAACAGTAAGGAGAGCTCATAGGGGGCAAAGGTGCGCTGCCAGCCGTCCACGTTGTAGTCGTACCAGTAATGCCCGCTCTCCCGGTCCTTGCGGATGGAGCAGCACTCCGTGGGCAGAGGGATGCGGGCCACCAGTCGGCCGCCCTCGTCCCGCCGGTTCCAGCAGGCCCCGAAACCGTTCCAGAAAGCGTTGGACATGATGAGCTTCTGGCACAGGAAGGGGGACATGCGCTCGTTGGGCCGCACCTTCAGCAGCCGGTCCAGCGCCGGGTCATGCACCGCCTTCCGGGCGTCCCCGTCCTTGGTGTAGGTGGCGAAGGGGATCAGCCCGAAGGAGTTGCTGAGGATGCGGTGGGCGGCCGCCACTGGGGAGAGCCGCTCCGCGGTCCCCTGGCCCGTTTCCACGTCTTCCCCGGACAGGAACAGGTCCTTGAAGAACCGCCCTAGCTCCTCTGAGGAGAGCGTCCGCGTCTCAATCGACGCCCTGGGGCCGTTGATTGCCCGGTCAAAGATCATCGTTTTCCCCCTCTCCGCGCCCTGGCGATGACCACTGCGTAGGCTACCAGGCACCCGCCGGCCACGAGCAGTGCCGCCGGGCGGCCGCCCAGATCCCAGGCCGCCCGCACAAAGCAGGCTCCGCCGGCCAGGAGCAGCAGATCGTCCAGGTAGAGCGCCAGCCTCCGCCCGGCCGCCTTCAGATGTTTCATCTCAAATCCCCCAATCCTCGGAGAGTACATGGTCGTTGATGTTGCTGCCCGGAGTACGCATCACCAGCACCCGCGCCAAAGCGTTCATAACGGCGGCCACAGGATCGATGCGCTCTGTATCGTCTTTGTGCCGCTTGGAGAGCTTTATATCTCCATAGTTGTTCTGGATTTCGATGGCGTTGCTCAGGCACCAGTAGGCCAGCGGATTCTCCTCAATAATCAAACGCCCCTGGAGCAGCAGCTCCCGGAAGGTCTTCACCGCCAGGTTCTGTCCGGCGCAGGTCTGTGCCACCTCCACGCAGAAATCCTCCCGGTTGCGGTCCTCGTTCATGCGGATGGCGAGATCGGTAGCGTTGTGGCCGTCATAATCCACTTCGTCCACCGCCCAGCCGTGTTCCCGCTCGCCGGCACAGATCCAGTTATAGACATAGCTGTTGTCCGTCACATCGCCTGGCGTCAGCGTACAATAGCCTCCCCCGGCCCAAAATCGGTATGGCACCCGGTCGGTTTTTTCGTGCCGCTCCGCCCCGTTTTCGGGCATAAAGGCATGCATTTTGATGGCGATGCGTCCGTCCTCCAGGTCAAACACAGCCCCTGCACCGGACAGGTCGATGCGCTTGCCCAGGTCAAACCCGCAGTGACAGTGCAGTCCGTCTGTGAGGGCGGCGAACTCCGCCCGGGGCTTCATGGCTGTTTTGACAAGCGCCATGCACCGCTCATCCAGATAGCGGTTGACGCTGCCCGTCTGCCAGACGCACATGCGCCGGGTTAAAAATTTGCGGATCTTGTCCGGATCGTTGGAGGCGTAGGCCGTGTTGTGCTCGTCCCGGATCTGCTTGAGCAGGATCTCACTGTACTGGCTGGGATACCGCAGGCAGGGGCTTGGCTTTGCCCATGCCCCCTCATCGTGAGGGCTGTCCCCCTCGTCCAGCTCCCGAATCATCACAAAGTAGCTCTCGTCTGTGACCGTTGGGTCCTCCAGGACCCGCTTGGCATACAGCTCCTCCTCATAGCACGGCTTGTTGCCGGCATCATCGCCCGCCGTGGTGATCACGTCCAGCAGGGACTGGGCCCGCTTGCCGAAGGAGTTGGTGCCCAGGTCGTAGATCTCCGAGTACGGGTGGGCGTGGTACTCGTCCACCACGAAGTAGGTGGGGGCGCCGCTGTCCTTGTTCTTCGTGTTCTTGGACAGGGCCCGCATAAAGCCGCCCCGGGTGCGGTGGACGATGGGGTTAGACCGGGGGACCAGCAGCCGCCTGGCGATGCTTGGGCTGTTGAGAGCGATCTTCTTGGCGTCGCCCAGCACCCGCATGGCCTGGCCACGGTCCACAGCGGCACACTCCACCTCAGGTTCCTGCTCAAACCGGGCCAGCTCCGGCCGGTAGGGCGGATAGATGGCATCACCGCACATATGGTACAGTCCCTGTCCGGATTTCTCCGTGCTCTTGTAAGTACCGCGGGAGCGCTTATTGTAGGTATGCGTAAACCTCCGGGCGCCCGTCTCCCGATTGACCCATCCGTAGACGCAGCCGAGGTCAAACACCTGCCATGGCTCCAGCTGGATCGGCTTTCCCGCGTCTACGCCCCGCACTTGGATACACTGCCCAAACCACCGGATAATCCGATCCGCCCGGGTGGTGTCGAACACATAGGGGAAATCATCCGTCCCCTGCCGCGCTAAGTCGTCCAAATGCCGCCGGCAGGCCAGGATCTCGTACTTGCAGCACAGGGGCCGCAGCTTGCCGTATACCACCTGCTTGGCGTAGACAGAGACAGGGTGATGCAGGCCGCTTTGCCATCTAGTCGCCAAAGAGATCACCGTCCGGATCAGCGCTGGCCCCGGCCGCCGCTGCTGCCCGCTTCTGAGCCAGCCGCACCCGCCCGGAGGGGGTGAGCCCAAGCTTTTCCGCGTACTGGAGGATATTGCGCTCCAGGCTCTGCATCTTACCGCTCACCACGTCCAACTTGGCCGCTGCGTCGGCCACCGCCTCCGGGTCGTCCTTGGCGTCCTTCAGCTGCCTGGCGGCCAGGGAGAGGAGCCTGCACTGGGTCTCATACCGGGCCATCATGACGGAGTATACGCCGAGCGCGTCGCTGTCCAGGTCGTCCAAGATCACCAGGCCGTCCATCCGCTCCAGGACCTTCTTCCAATACCGGCCGGCGGCGGCGTTCTTGGTCATGAGGGCGGGCTTCTCCATCTGGGCCAGACGGCCCCGGTCGGGGATTACGCCCTCCTCCGCCTGCTCACGGAGCTGCCGCTCCTCCTCGGTCAGGTTCTTGCTCATGTTCTCCAGCGCCTTGGGTGGCGTGGGCATCTCTCTCACCTCCTGCCCCCCCGCCCGGCTGGGCCGGTATCCTGATGGGGGAGATTTTCTTACATTTGAGGGGCCGCGGGGTCTTCCGCCCCCTCGCCCGAAACTTTTTGGGGGCGGGGGGAGGGTCGGCAAGCCATAGGCTTGCCCCTGCACGCGCCCGGCCGTGGGCACGCCCACGCGCTCTCACGCGCCGGGGCGCGGACGTAGCCAGCGGCATCCGGACGGGCTCAAATTCTCGCCGTTTTCCTTCGTTCTTCCGCCTGTTCCCGGGCGGTCTTCTGGTCGTGATGATGCTTGCACAGGCTCTGGTGGTTGGCCGGGTCGACGAACAACGCCCAGTCCCCACTGTGGGGCTTGACGTGATCCACCACCGTGGCCCGCACCCGCTCCCCGTGCTTGGCGCACTCCCGGCAGAACGGCTCCCGCAGGAGCTGTGCGGACCGCAGATCGTCGGTCCAGATGTCCAGGCCGTACCATGCGTGGTACTCCGCCGAGGCCCGCCGAGCCGCCGGCTTGAGTTTGTGTTTGGGACAGTATCCCTCCCGGGTCAGCTCCGGGCACCCCGGGTGCCTACATGGTCGGAGCGGCTTTAGCGCCACAGGCTATCACCTCCGGGCCAAACAAAAAGCCAGAGCCCGACCACATCCCATGTTGGGATCATGTCGGGCTCTGGCTCTCAAAGCACTGGCCTCTGTCGATGTCTACCGTCAGCGTGCGCTTGCAGTTGCGGCAGTAGACGATGAGATTTTGCGCCGCAGTGTTCTGCCCTACCCGGAGCAGCCGCTTACGGCAGGACGGACATAGGAGCCATCCGTCTTTCGTGATTAGTTTACCATATTCACATGTTCTTCGCAAGTGGTTCGCCTCCAATTCTATCAAACGTGTCTATCTTTCCACTAGATTTCAAGATTGACGCGCGCACGTGCGCGTGCGTGCGTGCGCGCGACACATTAAAAAAAGAAACCTTTTCTTTTTGCTCAATATAACTTGCATAATTATACGCTCCAAACGAATTTTCTTGTTGTCCCCGCCGGGCCCAGAGCACCTTGTCCGGGATATCCACCACTCCGTTGCTGTCCCTCCACCGCTCCGCTGGCGGCAGTTGGTGGGATAGGCTGCGGGAGCAGCTCCACGGGTGCCGGCCTATCGGGATCCAAACGCCATCTGTGCGCTCCTTGTTGAAATACTCCGCCAGACGCCGGTAGCCTCCGGTGGGCATAAGCACCGGCTCGTCCCAGGCATCCCCAGCCGTCCAGAGGTGCCGCACTACAGCTGGCGGGAAATCACTATCCCGCAGCACCATGTGGATGTGGTAGCGGTGATCGCCGTGCAGGCCCTCAATACAGTAGATCCAATCAAACGGATCACCCTCATTAAACCGGCGGGCCCGGCCCATGAAGGCCCGCAGGGTTGCCCGCACAGCCTTAAAATCAGGCGGCAGATGGGTAGAGTCATAGGTCAAAGTGTGGTGTAAACCCTCATACCAAAATAGGGCCAGCCGCAGCTCCAGACGATCGGCCTGTGTCCGGCATACAGCGGAGTGAGGAGAGTGGATGATCTCCTGTTTTTCCCGCCGGTCTGCCCGGTTGTCATCCTTGGAGAGCCTGGGCCTTATGGCCCGGCACTCCTTGACCAAAGGCCCAGCTCGCTGGCGGACACAATACCACGGACTCTCCTCCTTTTTTAACATATCAATCTCTCCTTTCAGCAGGGATGGCGGGGCGTTTGCCCCGCCATCCCTTTTCTATTTTTGGGGGTTCTCGGCACACCGGTCATCGCATCCTGCTCCTGTCGCTCCATGGCTCCCTCCCTTTGTGCATAATGCGCCAAATTTGGCGTAAATATTGTGGATTCTGCCCATTTACATTACGCCAATAATGGCGTATACTAAGACCATCACAAAGGGGCGACCCCAGGGAGGTAACGAGTATGTACAACAAGCACGAGATCATGGTTAACGCCTGGCGCATCCGCCGCAGCGCCCACGTGCCCATGTCCACCGCGCTCAAAGCCGCCTGGGCGCTGGCCAAAGCCATCAAGACCGCCGAGCGCCTCGCCTCCGACATCGACTGGAACACCAAGATCCATGTCAACGACTGGGCCAAGAGCGGCCACAACCGCACCTACGTCGAGGTCGCCGTCTACACCAACGCCTGGAACCGCAAGCGCACCGAGAAGATCGGTTACGTCAACAACCTGACCGGCGCGTTCGTCGCCGCCTGACGGAAAGGAGATCAAAATGAATATGCTCAATAAGATGTACGAGGACTGGACCAGCACGGAGTGCAAGACCATCGCTGAAAAAGTCTTCTGCCTCCCGGACGGGACTGCTGTTAGAGCCAGATCAAGCATGATCTGTGACAAGGAGACCGGGGAAGTGCTTAATGTCAGCAGCGGAGTGCACATGAATGGGCTGGCCCACGCAACCACAACTTATCAGGATGCCATGATCCTGGCCGGGCAGTACGTCAACGGCGAGATCGACATCGACTGGGTGCAGTGAGGAGGGATCATCATGACGACGCGTGAAGCCTATGTTTTCGGCTGGATGTACGGCCGCATTTCCGCCGCGCTTGAAGGCGGCAGGGAACGCCTCCCCGCTATCAGCCTGGCCGCCCCCCGTCCCTACTCCGCCAGCGCCCGCGCGATCACGAGCGCCTCCAGGGCCCATATCCTGACGGGTGCGCTGGACGACGATATCCGCCTGGCGATGGACGAGATCACCAGCGTGGAGCCTCCCCTGGACGGCGGCTCCGAGTCCGTGCAGCCATTGGACCGGCAAAGCTCCTGGCAGCTTGGATACTTTGCCGGTTTTGGCGGACGGCCCCTGCAGCGGGTGCGCCCGGAATCGCTGCAGGCGGCCCGTAAGGCCGCCGGGCTCACCCAGGCCGCCCTGGCGGAACGGGCTGGCTTCAACATCCGGCAGGTCCAGAAGCTGGAGAGCGGCGAAATCAAGGCCGGCAACATGACGGTCAAAAACCTTCTGGCCATTGCCGACGCCCTCGGCGTGGACGTGCGCGACCTGATCGGATAAGCGTCACAGCCACGCCCAGCGCATGCCGCCCCTCACGGGGCGGCTTTTTGCGTCCCAACGCTCCGTCTCATCTCCTCCACGCTCTCAAAATACTGCGATGCGTATCCACCCGGCCACCACACCTCCAGCCGGACGAGCATGGCCACATGCCACGCAGGAGACGCAGGGACGACGCTGGCGGCCACTTTGCGCCCTCCGAGGGTAATTACCACCCTGTCCTCATACATGCCGCTCATGGCCCGCGAGAGGCGCGTCAGGTCATTGCCGGATAGCAAACACATCATCCGGCCCCATCACCGCGATATCTCCCTTCCCACGGCACAAAATGCTCGCCGCAGATCTGTTTCAGGCGCTCGTCCAGCTTGGCCTTGCTGTACTCCAGGTCTCTGGTGTCATCGACCGCCATGTTGGCGATCTCGGTCAACGCCTGTGAGTACGCATCCGTAAACTCCTTCGCCCGGCCCGGCCCAAGCTGCAAAACATCGTTTGCGGCGATAAGCGCGGCATCCAGGCACATCTGGGTGTGCGTTGCCCGCGCCTGCACCACCTGCTGGTAGACCGCGCGCTGTATGTAGGCGGCATATGCGTTCTTAGCCATCCTCCAGCACCTCATAGCCCATCAGGTGGGCGGCCTCGATTGGATTGTGTCTGCAGTACAGATCGCAGCGCAGTTTATCTTCATTATTCCAGCACGATAAGTGGCACTTCTTGCACTTCTGATTGCAAAAAGCAAATCTTGCTGCGCTTAAATCTTCAAACACTTCTCCCTTCTTCGTGTCTCGGAATTTCATTTTGCGCCTCCTCCCCAAAATAATCCCGGAATGACTCTCTCGCTATCCCGTACATTTTCGCGGCAGTAGCAATGTCCCACCTGGTATTATCGCAGATCCTGGTGATAGGCCCATCGCAGGATTTCACGGCACACAGGCCATCCACATTGGCGATGCATCGCTCATCACATTCCCGGACTATCTCTTCCGTCTGATTCTCAATCCGCACCCCCGTCCGTCCATCCAGCAAGCCAATGAGATAAGGCATCGAATCCTTGACCGTCTCATAGTTTGTGCAGTTGGCTGCATCCATGTTGTGGATGTTTCCGATATTCCACATGGCACAGGCAAATTCGTGGATGCAGTCAGCGCAGGTCTTCAGCGGCTTTGATTTACGTTTAGCCATCTTCCGCCTCCTCAATTGCCTCATTTTCGATGCAATTAATCATGATCTACATCCTTTGCAATACAATGACAAGAGTAACCACACCACACACAATCAGGAAAAACGCTCCTGTACTTATCATCACTTTGTCAATCAGTTTCATGATCTATCTCCTTCGGCGGTTCCGGTAATGGCATCCAGTGGGTGACTGGGTACGCCGTTTCGTGCCATCCAACATCAAACAGCATATTGTTGTAATGCTCAAATTCATAGGCGAGTTCCTTTACGACTCCGTTTGATAGCGCAACAAGGTAAAATCCTCTCTGCTTTCCTGTTTTCTCTGGCAGCCTGTCCTTGACGGGAATCCAGATGTTCCGCTCGATGCGCTCACGGATGGAAGCAGTGGCAATTTCGTTTGCCTGTAAAGTCTTTTCCGCAACAGTCGGACTTCTGCGACATAATCTCAGCTGCATTTCCATTATTCCCAAGGCTTCTTTGTCAGTCATGCAAGGCTTCAATTCATCCATGATGCTCCCTCCACTCATCCAAATCGTTCTGCGCCTTGTCAACGTGGCTGCGACACTCTTTGCACTCCGGCAACAGCTCGTCTGTTCGCTTGTCTATATACCCGTAGCAGTAATACTGCGGTTTTCCGTCCTTATACCATTCGATGGACGGGTCACCGCGCCTTGCTACCTTTCCGCACTCTTTTGCTTTACATGCCATGTTGTTCCTCCCACGGCATAGCCGGTTTCTATGGGCCCTGAAAGTAGGTCCTTCTTGGTGCAATTAGAGAGTGTCGGCGTCCCTCTCCGCCTCCTTTAACGCCTGTTCCGCCGCCTCGGCCTCCTCTTTGTACTCCGAACACGCTTTCGTGCTCTGGCTCACGTGCCGAAACTCTCCGTTCTTATTCCGTTTCCGCTTCTGTGTTCGGCACATACCGTGCGCCGTTCCCGTCTCGCGGATAAAGTCAGCGCAGTGCCCACAGTTCGCTCCCTCTGGCGCTCTCTTTACGATTTTTACGCGCCCCTCCCGGTCTGCCTGGGCCAGCTCACGGAGGCGGTCAACCGGGATTCCGTACCGTCGTGCGGTAGATTTCAAATAGACGTTCTCCACATCTTCGCGGATTTTGGCTATTTCCTCCGGCTCCAGGCCGGTGTCCTCGTAGGCAGCGAGACGGTTTCTCATCACTGCGGCCTGTATGGCTGCCGTGTGGAGCAGAGCCACGATCCCCTCTACTGTGTCCACACCATAAAACATGGCATCGTACATCTCATCGCCAAGGGACTCCGCATCCTCTGCCTCGATGTTAAGGTTGTGCGTTTTGGATGCTCGACGGATCAACTCAACCAGAGTTGTATCGTCATAGTTCGGCTCCGGTCCTCCGCCTCGAAGCCATACCTCCATATCTTTTACGTAGAACAGATTGAGCGATGCAAAGATATAGTCTTTATCGTTGCTTGTCAGTCGATTCACTTTTTTATGCCCTCCTCCAAAGCCAGGTGTAATTTTTGATTTCCATTGCTCACGCCTCCTTCTGTCCGCACCATTTCGGTGTTAAACAGGATCGGTTTCACAGCTTTCTCCTTCCAGCGCTTTCCCGCACATAGGACAAAAATTGATCTTCCTACGACCTTCGCCAGCAGCGAACGAATTAGAGACTACCAACTCCCCATTGTCGATTTCAGCGTAGAAGCCATCTCCCCATACAAGGTCACAGGCTCCACCTTCACACCAGTCACAGCTCATTGCTCACCCCTCCATCGTGCCGCGCCATTTCCAGTTGTTCGCAAAACTGCAATTATAGCATTGTGTCTGGTCTGTTTTCCCTGCGCACCAGTTACAGTCCATATAGCCTTCGATTGAGGCAACCCGCAAGTCCTCCACAGCAGCATTCCGCTCCCGAGTAACGCGATCCAGTTTGGCTTGTAGCTTCTCCAGCTTATCCGCCGCCTCCGCACACGCATCCGCAAAATCCGCATCCAGCTTGTAGGCGACCAGCGATTGGCTGTACGCACGCAGACGCTTAACCAGTGTGTCGATGTGATCCATCATTGTCCTCCTTCAAACATAGTCCATCGGCGGAGCTGGGATCTCTGTACCGTCATTTGGTCTCCATAAATGGAGGCAGTACCCATAATTGTTGACATACTGGCTCCGAGGTGGGTGATACTGTACGACACACTCCTCCGGGTAGAAGAACATGTCCTTGATTGCGCACATCTCCTCCCAGGTCGGGCAGGTGAGTCTCCGCAGGCTTCCGGGTGATACGCTCACATGATCCCACCCGCCGCCATTGGATGCGATGATGAAAAATGATTTCCCGCCTATATAGACCTTAAAACAGCCGTTCCCGCCATTCCCAACTGTGCCGTAACTGAGTATTTCATGGTCTTTCATGCGGTATTTGTCCAGAGTATGTAAATCTTTCATCGCAATCCCTCCTTGACCACCGCATATTTTTTGTATCGCCCCTTGAGCACCTTGCAGATGATGCTGTAGGTCGAGTTTGGCGACCATCCCATCTGCCGCGCGACCTCCACAGCCGTGCCGGAGGCAAGCACCTCGTCCGTGCCGCCGTCGTAGACCGTGTAGTGCACCGTCCGTTTGTGCCGGTGCAGCCCGGCGGCTGGAAGGCCCATCTTTTTGCGCCACCAGAACACCTGCCTATCCGAGATGCCGATCTCCGCCGCGATCTCCTTGTCGTTGCGTCCCTCCCGGTTGAGTTCCCGGATGCGATGGAGCTGTTTGGTGGTGATCTGCTTACTCATGGGTACCGCCTTTCCGGTTCAGGGCAAGCACCCAATCATGTACGTTTTTCCAGGCCGTGCGCTCCACCTGTTCCCGGTCGTCCGTTCCGCCAGCGGAACGTAGCACATCGATGAAAGCGATTATCCCACTCCCAGCCTCCCGGATGCTCGCACGCCCCCAGGGCATCATTGTGCCAATAGCAGTTAGTACAGGTGCGCATGTACGCCTCGATACGGACGCAGTCTCCCATACTATGCTGTCCGAACCGCCGGAGCATCGCCAGCTTCCCGTCTCTTGGGAATGCAGGGAGTCCCGTCCTTATTACGCTTACTGCCAGCCTTCAGCCACCGCAGCCAGACGTCTAAGAAGCCCTTATGTCTCTTCCTCGGGCTGACCCGATTGGGGTTATCCGCACATGGATGCCGCTCGTTGTCATATCCATGGATCTGCCGCAGCTGATTGCCGTCCATCTCAATGGTGACATAGGGCATCCCAGGCCGATCACTGTGCCGAAGGAACAGGATGGTCAGCGTCCCATTGAGATGCCGCTCCGCATAACCGCCCACGCAGTGATTCAGAACCTTGCCCTCCCGCCGGATGGCCGCCCCTGTGGCCGGGAACACGACCTTCAGGCCGTCCAGTTCAAACTCATACTTGAGCCGGCGCTCCTTCATCGACACCTCCCGGCGCTCCTTCTCCTCCCGGGCCCGCTTGGCCGTCAGTTCCGCCGTGACCTTGTCGTGGGCCGCGCCCAGGTCCTCCGGCCACAGCACCTGACGGTGCTCCAGGCAATAGCCCATCTCATAGGCCGCATCCAGGTAATCCCGGTAGAGTTCAAACAAATCGCAGAAATATATCTCTGTGCTGTTGAAGAGCCGATCCAGGTATCCCAGGAACCGCCCCGGCTCCAGCCGGTACTTCCCCAAGAACCGGAGCACCGTCATGGCTGAGAGGTGGATCCCCCACAGGTTGCGAAAATCCTCACAGAAAGCCGGGTCCCAGGTCTCACCCCAGTGCTTTCGCACATAGTTCCGCACTGTCAGGGATTCCATGGCCGGATGGGCCCCCATGATCCAGGCCAGCTCCCGCCGGTTCACGCCGAAGGATTTCCTCGGGTCTGGCTCCTCCCAGCACATAGCGCCTGCGTTTTTCTTCCGGTCAAACACCAGATCCGAGACAGGTTCCCAGCAGCCCACCTTGGAGAGCATTTCCATTTGCCTGGGGTAAATAGAGTAGGCGGTGAGGTAGGATATCAGGCTATCAAACTTAGACGCATAGCCCCGTGCCCCACCTGGCCGGTACTGCCAGCGGTCGAAGAAACCGCAGTACCGAAAGAATGGGTGCCCTTCCAACGCCTCCCGGTTGAGGACGAAGTAGGGCTCATGGCGGTAGTAGGAGATGCAGCCCGATTTGAATGGCTCCTGCACCAGCTTCTTCCGGCACAGCTTCTCCCGCTCCCAGGTGATCACCGGCCTGTCCACCGTGCCCGGGAATTGGTGGTCTACCTGCATCACTTCACCCGAAGTGAAGTAATACCCACTGCAGCACCAGCATTCAGGCCGGGCGGTGAGGGCCGCCTCGTCCTCGTAGTCTTTGATGAGCTCCAGAGCATCGGCATAGATAGCGTCGTCCCTGGCGTGGAGGAGCAGGATCAGTTCCCGCCGGAACAGGGATTTCCGCTTCTTGGCCTTGGCAAGGTCGATCACCGTCACGTTGCAGCCACACCAGGGACAGATCCATGCCGTCTTGTGCTCCAGTCCGGCCATCAGTTCCCGGTGCTCCGACGTTTCTGTCCGGGGCAGATAGGACCGGTACTCCTTATGCCCGCAGCAGGAGGCGTACAGTTTTACCCCGCCCAGGCCTATCAGGCCCCCCTCTCGCCGGAAGAATAGATAGTGCGGGAACAGGTCGTTCATCCGAATGAGATCTTCCTCGGTGACGGTGGGCCAGTTGTCCAGGAGCTCCCGCTCCTGCTCTGTGTACTTCATGCTGCCCGCCCCCTCAGAAGAAGTCGGCCAGATCCAGCAGGATGCCTCGGTCCGGCTCGGTTGCCGCCGGTTCCATCTGGATGGCTATGGAGAAGTTGACCTTTGCCCCGTCGAAGTAGAAAGCCGCCGCCCGGCGGTAGGCCTCCAGATCGGAGATAGAACCTCCCACTCCCTTGGCCACAGCGGCCATGCAGTCCTTGAAGGAGCCGCCCTGGACCACCGCCTGGGCAAATTCCTCGTTCTGCCGACAGAACTCCAGCAGGGCACCCTGGACAGCGGACTTCATGGTGGACTCCTTCTGCCCGGTGACCTTGCCGTACTCGTCCCTCAAACGGCGCTCCGCCTGCTCGTACCATGCACTCAATCCGCACACCTCCCGATGGCCTCCGCCAGGGCCCGCAGGGCCTTTTCCATCCCCCGGGCGGCAGCAGGGTCCTCCCGGCCCCTGGCCTTGAGGAGCAGACCGTGGAGCTTGTTGGCCAGCTCCTGACACTGCAGAAACAGCACCTCGAACTGGGCCAGCTCCTTGTCCCCCGCCATGGCGGCCTTTTTCTCCGCCTTATCCCGCTCCTCCAGGGAGCGCTTCAAGATCTCCACCGAGGCCTCGGCCTGCTTCTGCTTTTCCCTGGCCCTGGCAGCCGCCTCTTTTGCCTTGTCCAGCTTTGCCTGCATCCCGGCAATGGCATCTGCCCGGGCCTTGTCCACGGCGGCATGATCCACCACCGTCTCCACGGCCACATCCACCGGACGAGCCTTCAGGTCGGCCAGTTCAGCCTCCAGCCGTGCAACGTCCTGCATGGCCTGCTCCAGGTCCTCCCTGGCCCCGGTCAGGCGGACATTGAGGAACTGCATGTCCTCCGCCATCTTGTCCCGGGCCTGCTCCGCCGCCCGCTGATCCGCAGCGGCGTGCTCGGCGGCGGCTCTGGCCTCGTCCCGCTCCTTGATGGCCTGCTCCAGCTGGCGGGCGCTCATCTCGATGACGTTGTTTTCCTCCATGAACTGCTCCCGCTCCTCCGGCGGCAAAGCCAAGAGCGTCAAGGCTTTGGAGGCTCCCAAATCGGCAAGCGTCTGCCGATTTGTCCACTCTCTTGCCAACCTCATAAAGTTTCGGGCAGTTCGTTCAGAGAATTCCACCCGCTCATTGAGCCAAGGTAGCCACTCCCCATGTTCCAGCAATTCCTTGGCCTCGATCAGACAGCGTCCGATCTGGAGGATGGACTCCCCGGCCCGCACTTTACAATCCAATATTTCTTGCGTGATGGTGCCGATATCACGCGGCTGTACGTGAGCAAGACTTACATCCATGGCGGCTGCAAGATCAGGTTTCGCATTCATATTCCCGCCTCCTTCTGCAAAATTTCTCCCCCGAAGTCCTCGGCCTCTGTATGCATCTGCGCATCCCACACCACAGCGGCCCGCATCACCTGATCGGCATATGCCCTGTCCCCGGTATCGCTCCCTGCATGGTAGGCGGTCAGCGCCGCGCTCAGGTCTCCGCAGCGCTCGATCAGGCCCCCGAGGTACTCCATGCCCGCCTCAATATTTTCGGCTGGTGTGAGGCCGCTTGGAAAATACCTTGGATTAAGCTGGGTAAGGCCGTAGCAGCCCGCCGGGCTAACCGCCTCCGGGTCAAACCGGGACTCCACGTAGATCAGCCCCAGCGCCACGTGGTACGGCACCCCATTGGCCTCTGCTGCCGTATGTAAGACATCCTGCAGCTCGTACTCCAGAGGCACGTCCGCCCGGAAGTACCCCTGCTCCTCCAGCGCGGCGGTGATCAGGGCGTCCTCGTCCGGGTCTTCGCCGCGTCTATCTCTGCATCGAACGCTATCATGAAGGAAATTGCCTTGTCCACTCTCTGTGCTGGACACTCGTTGTGTTCCCCGGCCAGTATGCTCCGCAGTACGCCATAGGCCCAGGGGTATCCAAGTGTCCCGGCCTCCGCCGCTGCCTGCGTCATATGCCGGTAATGATGTGGTTGCATCAGCTCCCGCCTCCTGTCTATTTGCCGGCAGCAGCATGCCGGCCAGCAAAACCAGAAATGCCGCCCATGTGATGACGGCTACCTTGAGCAGCTTGTCCATATTGTGCTCCTTATCGTACTTTGATCTTAAATGACTCACGGATTACGCCGTCGGCTAGGATGGCCTCAACCGTGAAATACCGGCGCTTGGGGTGTATGTATACCACCCGGCCCGTTACGCGGCCAGCCCTCTGCCGTACTTGCTGACTGTATTCCCGGGTGCTCTTGTCGCCCTCGAAGGCAGTCGGTGTCCAGGTATAGGCATCTCCGATTTGCACGTCCTGTCCTCCTTACGATGCGCCTTGCTGTGGCCAGGGATCACCTTCCGGCGGCGGATCTCCAAGTTTGACCTGTGTATACTCCGGCTGGGATCGCGTCTTTGGTGCCGGGGCATCATAGACGGATTCGCGGAAGGTCTGTGTGTTGCCGTCAAAGGTGAGATAGATCTGCCCCACCTCGCCCTCTTTGTTTTTGGCGATCTTAAGCACTCGGCGGCTGTCAGGCCGATCCGGGTCCTCCTTGTACAGCAGCATGATCACATCTGCATCCTGCTCAATCTGCCCGGACTCCCTTAGTGACGCCATGGTGGGCGCCTTGAGGCCGTCCCGTCCCTTATCCATCCGGGCGAGCTGGGAGAGCGGGAAAACCGCGATCCCCGTCGTTTGGGACATCTGGTGCAGACGGATGCTCACGTTTGTTACATCGTCGTAACGGCTGCGCTCCTGTGGTGCTGGGATCTGCTGCAGGTAGTCGATAAAGATGGCATCGTACCGGCGGCTCAGGGAAAATGCCTGGATATCCGCTACGGTCATGCCGGCTGCCTCGATCAACTCCAGCTCCGGCTTGATCAGCCGCTTGGATGCGATGGAAAGTGCCTGATAGTCCGATTCGGCCAACTCGCTGCGCTTGATTTTTGCAAAATTTATGCGCATGGCAGTCGCAATAAGCCGGTCATGCAGCTTTTTATAGCCCGTTTCCAGCGAGAAAAATCCGACACGCTTGCCCAAACTAGCCAGATGCCAGCCAAATGTGAGCGCAAGCGCCGTCTTTCCGGCGGAGGGATACCCGCCCAGCACGACCATATCGCCGCCCTCGACGAAGAGCCGGTCATTGAGCTTGTCCAGGGGCCAGGAGTAATACTCATGATGCTCACGATGGCGGGCGAAGAAATCCTGCAGGGCTGCCTCCATGGTGACATATTTGACGCCCGGCCTGTCTACCAGCTCCGAGGATGCCTTTGCGACATATCTCTGTGCATCCTCAAGGCTCCCTGCCGCCTGCATCCGGCCGCCCAGCTCCTGGAGGCGACACAGCCGAGCCTGCTCCCGCATGATCCTGACATGCTCCCATACGTTGGCCGCTGTTGAGGCCACGTCCATGGCCCACATGACATACGGACGCCAACCATCCTCGCCGCCTCCGCTCAGCTGGTTGACTACCGTGACGGGGTCTGTCGGCTGCCCGGCGAGAAACAGTTTTTTGAGCGCTTGGTAGACCATCCTGCACTTGGGTGTTATGAAATCGCGGTCCTCCACCTTGAGCGTCAGCTCACCCACGAGGCTCTCGTCGATCAGGGCCGCCCCCAGCACTGCAGCCTGGGCCAGCTCGACGTCTCCGCCGTTTACCATGTGGGCACCTCCTCACGCTCCTGCATGCGGCCGGAGACGGCTGGTGGCGCACCATCCCGCAGAGGGAAGATACCCTTCCAGCTGTTGGCCACCGACTGGCGGATCAGCAGGAGCTTGGCCTCACGGTCCCCTTTGGAGAGCCTGTCCAGCTCAGTCAGCAGCATGCGGATCGCCCGCCCCGAGTTGACGGCTTTCTTGGCCTCCCGCACCTCGATGTAGGCGGCCAGTGCATCGGCCAAGGCCCGGTCGCGGCCAACATAAGCATTGAGCAGCGCCCTGGCATCATCGGTCAGCTCATACTTTTTGGGCCGCGCCCCCTTCTGGGGGGCTATGGGGGGATTACTAGGTCTTTCTTTGATTAAGTCTTTATTTACTTGTGTCGGATTTTCCGTTGACGGCTCAGCCGTCGACGGAAAATCCGGCTGCGGTGCCGCTTCCTCCGCCGTGGCCGGGTTTTCCGCACACAGTGATATGCTCTCCTCGCGGAGGATGTAGATGCTCCCCGCAAACTTACCGTGCTCACCGTGGGACTGGCCCTCCATGATCAGGTATCCGGCCTCACGCAGCTCCTTAAGGGAGGTGCGGATGGCATCCCGGCCTGCGCCGGTGAACGCCGCCAAGCCCGATACGCTGAATTGCCAACTGCCCGGACGGGAGAGCATTACGGCAAACAATCCCTTGGTCTTGAGAGAGAGCCGCTTGTCCCGCAGCATCTCATTTTGGAGGACTGTGTAGCCTTGCCTCCGCTCCAGACGGATCACGCTCTCACTCACTCAACCTGCCCCCTTGCAAATTGGATCTGTATCTGCTATGATGGATGTGGTTTTGATGCGCGAACCAGAGCCCTTGTGTCCTGTGCCAGCAGGAGCAGGGGCTCGTCCTATTTTCCAGCAGCAGGCAGCCGGTTGCCCCGGGGCCTGCTTTTTTTGTAAGCACATGGTGGGTACCTCCTACCAAATTCCCTGGTCGATCATGGCCTGGGTAGCGATCTGGATGATCCGGCGCCGCGCCTCGGCCAATTCATCAGGGGTGACGTCCTTATGGATTGTGTAGCTCCAACCCGGCCCCTGGCTCTTTCCGGTCTTCACGTCGATGAAGTCCACGCAGGTTGCCTCATCCGCAAGGATCAGCTCCCCACCCATGCCCTGGTATTCGCACAGGCCCACATACCGGGTCGTGGTCATGGTATATTCTCGGCCACCGACCATGACATTTTTCTGCTCGACTGTCACATCTACCGCCAAGGCGCTCACCTCCCTTGCATCGTATTCAGCCGGCGGCGTGTCCTATGCGTGGCAGCCGGAGGCGTATCGGACCGCCATGGCGGCCTCGATGATCTCCTGCAGGTCGTGCTCAACGATCTGCCGGAACAGGGGCTGCTCGTCCTCGTCGATGCAGCCATCCGCCGCGATCGTCATCAGCTGCCGGTCCCGGTGGTTATCCGCAAAGGCGTAGACCCGGTTGAGCAGCTGGAGCACCGCCTCCGACAGCGGCAGTGCCTGCACCTCCGGCAGGATGCTCCTCGCCATCTCCGCGCTGGCCCGCAGGTGCTGGATGCCAAGCAGCTGGCTGTCGTAGGCGATGACCATGAGGTCTACCACCTCAACCGGCGGGACGCGGTCGCCGCTCTCATAGGCCCGCAAACTGGTCTCGGAGATCCCCAGCTTCTCGGCGGCGGATTCCTGGGTCAAACCCTTCGCCTGACGGGCGGTTTTGTAGATATTGCGCTCACATTGCGGCATGGTGTTTTCTCCTCTCCTGGGGTAAACTTATCTTAGGCGGGTTCGTCGATGGGCAGCAGCTCCACCGTCCCGTCGGATGACAGCGTTGCATAAAAAAGGTCGCCGTCACGGTCGGTGATGCGCATGGAGTTGCGCTCCATCGGCTCCACACGTGCCAGCTTCGTGCCCGGAAGCAGCAGCGATACGCTGCGCAGGAGTTCGACTTGTTCTGGCGTCATGATATTTCCTCCTCTCAGATCAGGATTGCTTCCACCCAGGACGGGAGCCGGAAGCACAAAAACAGCAGCAGGCCGAATATCAGACCGACGCGCAGATAACGCCCCCGGCACAGTTTGCGCTCTTCTCTGGTTTTCACTGGACGGACCTCCTTTCAGCTTGCTTCGGAATGGCCAGGCGGTTCCCGGTCATACAGCTCGTCGATGGTGCAGCCAAGTACTGTGGCCAGCCGGGGCAGCTTGTCGGCGCTTGGCAGTGCCGTTCCCTGCACCCATTTGGTAATGCAGGAAGGCGACACCCCCATGGCATCGGCCAGTTGGATGCGCTGGATGCCCCTCTGCTCCATCAGCTCACAGATTCTCACCACTTCACCCCCTTCTAAATTTGGTGTTGTTCGAGAGTGTTCGATGTGGTATTATAGATTTAACCGTAGGTGCAAAGATGGCTCTTTCCTATTGGCAGACCGGCACCCCAGACATACATGAATTGACGGGGTATCTTGCCGACTTTTCTGCCCGTCTCCACCGAGATGTCGCTTATTCTGCATCCCAGCGGGGTCGGCATCAGAGTGTCTAACCGCAAATCCCAGATCAAGGACTCGAATCGGCACGTCATGCTCATGGTGTAAAAACAACCCACCACCCCCTTCCGATTCCTTGGGTGTTGCTGCGCCCTGTTGTTTGCTGGTAGCTGTGACCTTGCCCTCATCCTCCCCCCGCGTGGGAGGATGAGGGCAGAATGGAGGTGAAGTCATGTCTGAGGTCAGACTAACAAAAGATGCTGACGCTTTAATCTGCGCTCTTTATAAGGAATACCTTCAAAGGCGCAAAGATGGGGAGCCGAAAGGTGGCGCAAAGTTCCTTGGCGGAGCAGAACACATTCAACAGACAATTGTCCCAAAATGGTCGCTTGGAGACACGGAAGAAACGTTGTGGGAACTGAACCGCGCTGGGCTGCTTGTTTGTCAACCTGCTGACGATACCGTTTACCTTGCATTTCTTGCAGACGAAGGAATCATTTACATGGAAAATCGATTTAAGTGCGGGCTTTCCGATGTATTGGGGTACATCGAAAAAATCAAATCAATTCTTCTGTGGTGACCTCCCAATCGTCTGCCATTAAGTCCTCTGCCTTCGGTTGCCATCTGGGGCCGGGTGCTCGTCCCTTTGCCCGCAAAATGCAGCATTCAGGCCAGTTTGTAGGCTTGATGTGCAGATGCCCTTTCCACGCTGTTCGGGTTATCAGGGCGTCGATTGCCATTGCCGCTGTTATTGCTTTCTGGATGTTCATCTATACTCACTTCCTCTCTAGTTGGCATCTGTTAACTGTTTTGATTGTCTGCGGCGGATGGGTTTACCTGTGGTTTAATCATAAGTCAATAAATTGCAGATTGTCAAGCCGTTATTCAATATTTTATAAATTTTGTGATTCTATACAATTCCACCGTCCTCATTTTGTAAAATTCGAGGTGTAGCTATGTCCACTCCAACTCGTATCTTTCATTTATTAGACGTTTTGGGCATTGAGCAAAGGGAATTTGCAGAGGCAATCGGGACAACTAATAAGGTTGTAAGTCAATGGAAGACAGGACGTCTACGTTCTTACACAAAATACTTGCGTGAAATTGTCGGTTATTTTGGTATCTCTCCCGATTATTTTCTAGGCAGAGGAGTATTCGAAAACTGGGATTTAATCATGAAATACCCTATTTCAGTCTTTGAAGAAATTAGAAGCATGCTACCACCCGGATTTATTGATTTTGGACTTGGGAAGGATACTGAGCTTATTCCTTGGCTGGACCGTCGTATGTGCTATGGTATTACTGGAAATGATGAGATTGATTTAATCAGATGGTTTTTTGCAAATGTTTCCAGAGTGGAACTTCAAAAAAAGGACAACATCCCAGAAATCTATTCAGCGGCGAAAGTCACCATCGAATTTAAGGACTCTATGCTTAAGCAAATTAACTTCCTAGACCAAAAGCCCCCCGACTCCTCCAGCAATAGCGCCCCTGCATCGGAGCAACAGCTTAAGGCAGCGTTTTGGGGCGGAGACAAGGATCTGTCCCAGGAGGATCTGGATGCAATGTGGGCCGACGTTAAAAATTTTGCGGCGTTTGTTGCCGAGAAAAAAAAGCGGGAGAAACAACAGGATGGCTGATCTCATTGATCTGTACGAGTATGCCGCCGAAAAGGGCATTGGCGTGTACTGGTATACCATGGAGATGGCAGAATCCCTCTCTTACATGGATGACGATGGGGATTGTTATATAGCAATGGACCCCTGGTTTATGGGCACGCTTCCAGAGGAAACCGTGAAGCTTGGCCATGAGCTGGGACATTGTGAGACCGGGAGCTTCTACAATCGCTGGGCGGCGTGTGACGTCCGGCAGAAGCACGAAAACCATGCCAACCGGTGGGCATACAAAAAGCTCGTCCCGGAGGACGAGCTGATGAGGGCCGTGGCCCAGGGCTGCCGTGAGCCGTGGGAGCTGGCCGACCATTTTGGTGTTACCGAGCCTTTCCTGCGGGATGCCGTGGCATACTACCGCATGCAGGCCGGGGCCTGATATATGCATTACCGACACACCAATTTGTGGAGAGAGGACGATGTAAATGAAGCGCTGCATTGCGATTGTGTTGGCTTGCTTCTCCTTTCCGCTTATATTACTTGGTTGCTCAAAAACAACATCACATGAGCCGATTGCATCACCTGTGATTGAATCCGCTCAAGTACCGTCTCCCACCCAGAATCAGAATGAAATTGCGCGGCAGACTGTTGTCGAGGCACTATCTGACTATTTCCCAGCAGATAATCTGGATGTCGCGAACCTGTCTGGAGTTACGACTGTTAATGCTTATTCGGACGAAATTACAGCCGAGGTATTAGCGGCCAAGGATTCTGCCTCCGCCCCAGATAACTGGTCAGAACTGAAGGATGCGCTGTGCACTACTGTCGCAGCGCTGCCGCTATTGCCCAATACCTCTAGTGCCATGCTCTATCTTATGGAATCAGCCGATGGAGAGATCTACCTTACCATCGCGGGTGACACTGTCCTCTATGATGCGATGGAGGCCAGAACGGAAAGCACCTACGGCCCTGGCTATATGACCCTTGAGATATTCAACAAAATCCAGATCGGGATGACTTATGAAGAGGTTGTTAACCTAGTCGGAACTCAAGGGACCGTCCTTTCCGATGTTGATGTGGGTGATCCATCTCTACGCACGACCATGTATTCGTGGGAGGGCAATGGACAACTTGGGGCGAATGCAAATGTGATGACCCAAGGCGGAAAGGTTGTCTCTAAAGCACAGTTTGGCCTCGAATAGGCAGGATCAAAATCAATGCCCAATTGCACCCCCGCATGTCTCAACTGAAAAGGTAATGCCGCCTCTGCGGAGGCGGCTCCTTAATACCCGGCAGATAGAACACTTGTATTATTTTATCGTTTTCAGGGCAGGTGATCTTATGGATGCGGCGCAATACCTCCGCAAATCCCGCATGGAGGAGGGCATGGACACGGAAGAGGTGCTGGCGAAGCATCGTAAGGCCCTCGCGGAATATGCCGCTGCCCACGGCATCCACATTATTGAGACCTACTATGAGGTCGTCAGCGGCGAAAGCCTCTATGCCCGGCCGGAGATGCTCCGTCTGCTGGAAGACGTGGAGGACGGCAAATATGACGCCGTCCTGTGTATGGACCTGGATCGTCTCTCCCGTGGCCGCATGAAAGACCAGGGCATCATCCTGGACGCATTTAAGGACTCCGGGACGCTGATCGTCACGCCGGAAAAAACCTATGATCTCTCCGATGAGATTGACGACGAGCTGGCCGAATTTAAGACCTTCATGTCCCGCCGGGAGTACAAGATCATCAATAAGCGGCTCCAGCGCGGCAAGGCCCAGACCATCCGGGACGGCTGCTACGTGGCAAATGCCCCCTATGGGTATCGCAAGGTAACGATAGACCGCAAGCCGACCTTGGAGATCGTGGAGAGCGAGGCCGCTTACGTGCGTATGATGTTTGAGATGTACGCCGATGGATATGGCTGCGTTGCCATTGCCCGCCACATCAACACGCTGGGTGCAAAGCCCCGCCGCTGCGATGCCTTTAACCGGTCTACGGTGGCCCTCATCCTCAAAAATCCCGTCTACATCGGCAAGGTAGTCTGGGATCGGACAAAGCATGTCCGCAAAGGCGCCCGCGGAAACCCCAAACACATCACCATCCAGCAGCCCCGCGATCATTGGGTCATTGTGGACGGGCTACACCCCGCAATTATCGATAAGGAGCTGTTTGGGCAGGTGCAGGACATTATGGCAGGGCGCTATATACCGCCTGCCAATGACGGCACGATCAAAAGCCCTCTGGCAGGCCTGGTCAAGTGCGCCGTCTGCGGGCGCAACATGCAGCGGATGGGAATGAATACGGATACCCTCTATCTGCTTTGCAACACGCCGGGCTGCTGCGCGGGCGCAAAGCTCGCATTTGTGGAGCTGCGCATCCTACAGCACCTGCAGCGTACCTTGGCGGAGCTGAGCATAGAGACGCCGGCTGTCCGCATCAAGGACACCTCCGCTCAGGAGGCGTCCCTCGCCGTCATACGCAAGGAGCAAAAGGCTGCGGATGCCCAAAAGTCACGGTTATATGACCTGCTCGAGATGGGCGAGTATGATATCCCGACATTCCGGGAGCGCATGGCCAAGGTCAAAGACAAAATCGCGGCACTGGAGCAAAAGGAGGCGGAGCTGCTGCGCGTCATCGATCAGGCGCACACAGCGGACCCCGCCGAGCTGGCACGTCGGATCAAGGCCGTGCTGGATGCCTATGACACATCGGATGCGGCACATCGCAATGCCCTGCTCAAGGGCGTCATTCAGACGGTCTGGTATCGCAAAAAAAAGAAGACCGCTCCATCAGACTTCCAGTTGACTATCGACCTGAAATACAACTAGACCCCGCAAACCATTGCAGGGCCTAACATTTTCTCGACTTTAAAAGTGCTAAGTCTTCCGAGAAAGAATTAGCACTTTATAATCTAAATATCCTCATGTTTTAAGTACGCAGGCAACGTAGACATCTCACTCGTTGTCCTGCACATACTCCATCAAAATCCACTACATATTACCTCCCTCAATTTTCAGAAATAGCAAATTAGCTATTGACATTTAATAGCTAATTTGCTATAATTAAATCATAGAAAAGGAGTTGAGCACCATGCCGACCATCTGTATGTTCCGGGGCATCAAAATCTACATTAACTGGCGGGATCACCTACCCCCTCACTTCCACGCCACTTACGCAGGTCAGGAAGTCATCGTTTCCATCCACGACCTCGAAGCCCTGGAAGGCTCCATGCCGAACAAGCAGCTCAAGATGCTCTTGGGTTGGGCAGCCTTCCATCAGGAGGAATTAATGGAAAACTGGAGATTAGCAGAGAATAAGCAAGAGTTGTTCCCCATCGAGCCGCTGAAATAGGCGGCTCGATGGGACGTACTAGAAAGGAGTGTTCCCACATGGCGAAAGACGTTGCCTACTACCTCTCCAAAGGCTTTGACCGGTCGATGGCGGAGTATTTTGCCTCCGGCCGCAAGCGCATCATCGCCGTCGCCCCCAACGATGATTTTACGTTGACCCTTGATTTCGACAACGGTGAGACGCGGATTTTGGACTGCAAGCCCTTCTTGGAGGAGGGCACGGTGTTTGCCCCCTTCCTGCAGCTTGATAACTTCCGCCGGGTCTACCTGGACAGCGACCATTGTGTGGCCTGGGACATTGATCCGACCATCAACAGCGAGGTCGTCTGGAGCAACAAAGTTGACCTCTCTCCTGACAGTTGCTATGTGGACAGTGTCCCCTCTGGAGGTGTGCGGGATGCCGGATGAATGCGTCGCCCTTATTGACCAGATCATCGGGGAGCGCCACCGGGTGGGCATGACCCAAGCCCAACTTGCAAAGGCCTGCGGCCTCACACAGTCTGTTGTGGCCCGCATTGAGAGCAAGCGTGCCCGCCCTCAGATTGACACCTTATACAAAATACTGGCCGCCCTCGGTTGTACTCTGCAAGTCGTCCACACCTGATCCCCGCAAACAAAAAAGCCCGGAAGGCTGGATCACTCCATGCCGTCCGGGCTTGTCTTGTAGTCATATCCCGCCCTTGAGCACCCAGGCGACGATGAAGCTCACCACGCCTGTGATGATGGCCCCCACAATGCTGTCCCAGCGCTTCCCAGGCCGCTCTGTCAGGCTCTTCACGTCGGTCTTGATCTCAGTGACATCCTCTTTGATGTGCTCCTGCTCGTTGGCCAGCGCTGATACAGAGGACACCAGCTTGTCAAGGTTGTCCTGCCGCTCCTCTACTTTGTCGAGCCGGTGCGTATTGCTTTTGCTGCGCTGGTCGATCTCGGCCACCTTGACAGCGATGTCCTCCATACGTCAGCCCTCCTTGCGGGTGAAGAAATAGGTGATGATCGCGCCGTAGCTGGTACAGAACAGCCCCAGCGCCTCCGCAGGCGGGTCATACGGCCCGAACAGCAGCAGGGCCATGCAGACGGTCAGCCCGACGGTAACGAGGCTCTTGACCTCGAACAGCTTCAGAATACGATCTACGATCTTTTCTTTCATTTGCCCTCCATCGCCTTGGCCAGCTTGACCAGCAGCTCATCGCCCCATCGGTAGCTCCACAAGTATTCGATGGTGGTGTCGCTCAGACCGGCCTTGGCTTTCAATGTGCTCTTGGCTTCTTCTGTAGTCATTGCGGTCTCCTTTTCTTTGTATAGGGGCATGGCGGGCGGATACCGACCGGCCAGGATCATGCTGCTGGTGTATTTCCCGCCGCCGCTCCATTGCAGGTGCGGGCGGTCGGGAAAGGACTTCCATCGCCCGCCCCACTCGAAGCCGACCCGCTCCCCGAGTTCCCCGGCCCGCTGGAAAAACGCCGGGTCGGAGTATTCCTGCCCCTTGACGTTTTTGCAGAAGTCGAAGGCCAGCCCAACGCCCTGAGCGTGGAAGGTAGGCACGCGCCCCTTGCTGGTCCCGTTTTGGTAGCAGTATTCCTGGTACGCCCGGTCCCGGACCGTGCCGGTGATGCAGACCGCAAGGCCCGCATCCCGGCACAGCTGCATCCAGACCCGGCAGTTGGCCGCCACGTCCGCGCGCAGGTCGTCGATGTCCCGGCTGTTAAGCATCGTCCGTGTCCGGCGTCACCAGAGCGGTCATCATCCGGCAGCGCAGGTTGAGGCTCTTGTCCCCGTCGCTCCACAGCTGGCACAGCTCCTGATAGTGCTCCTTCATGCGCTGGAGCCAGGCGTTGAATTCGGTGTTGACGGCCTGACGCTCCGCCTCGGTGCAGGCATCCCACAGGGCCTTGAGGGCCTTGTAATCCGGGGTGTACCCGGGTCCCAGCGCATAGGACCCGGCATGGACGCCCATGCCCGTGCGGATGTTGTGGAAAAGCAGGTCGGCGGCCACGCCGATGTCTTTGTCCTCCTGTGTTGCGATGCTGTAGCACACGGGGGTGAGCTCGTTCCAGTTGATGTGTTTCAT